CCACGAGATGAAGAACATGCCTATTACTACTGAGCTACGAACATTGGCTGCACAGATGTTGGCACTTGGATATTTTAGTGCTGTGGGCATTAGTGTGCCTGATGCTTTGCAACAAGAACTCCGTACTGACTTCTCCAAGGTCTCTCTTAGTCCTAGCGAATTGGTTAGTTCTTTATTGAAACTAGCCGCACGACTTGAGAAGGCTGTCAGAGTGTATGCTCAGACGGGTAAGTTAGATGGCTTTTTACACACTTCAGATTCCTATGCCAAGTTCTATCGGCAATACAAGGAAGTCTCCGACAGAGTTCGTGACTATGATTTGGGATCTGATGATGACGTGGGAGCCATCTCTCAAGTGGTTGATGGCGTTTACACCGACGCACTTGAAATTAAGACACGCAATTTGCGTTCTTCTGTCCCTGGTGCACGGTACATGCTATCAACTTGCGATGAGGCAATCGAGTTTTGTCGTAAATTTCAGTTAGACGTTGCTATGTCGGTCTCTCGTACCCCCCCCTTTGGTATTTTGATTTACTCACCACCGAGGAGGGGAAAGTCCACATTGATCGATTTGATGCACCAGTCATTTGGGAGACGTTTTGGTAAACCAACCCATTCCGCTACGAAATATAATCGTGGTGGCCAGAAATATTGGGATGGCTTCAAGACGTCTCATTGGTGTATTGTTATGGATGATCTTGCTTCTGAAAATCCTAAAAAACAACAAGGGATTCCGGAGCAAATGAAAGATATCCTACAGATTGTCAATGCTGTTCCTTTTTCACCTGAGCAAGCTGATGTAAAGGATAAGGGAACTAGGTTATGTATGGCAGATCTGGTTATTGGAACAACAAATACCAAGGATCTCAATTCATATGCCTACTTCTCTACGCCCGAGGCTATCCATCGTCGCTTCCCATATGTTGTGACACCCACTGTTAAACCTGAATTTGCAGGTGGTGATGGTGGTTTGGATGCCTCAAAAACTGATGGATCCATGGACTATTGGACTTTTGATGTGAGGTATTATACCGACTCACAAGCCCAGACTTTTGGGTCTGTGGGTTCTATGTTGGCGTTTTTATGGGACAAAGCAAGCATTGAGAGGAACAGTGGTTCAACCATTCGAATCCAGAAGAAAAGCTGGGCCGAGAGTCTCTGTTCGCATGGCCTTCCTCTTCAGGATTGTGAGGAGTGTGGTGATATCACCCTGCAAGCCGCAACAACACCTGCAACGCTTTGGGATCGTTATACCAGATATGTTTCTGCCAATGTGAGGCAAACATTCAACCTTATTCCTAAGCGTGATGAAATGGAGGCATTGTTTTGGTCACTAGGTCGGCGGATTGAAAATGAAACCTTCCTTGGACCAACGTGGCAGTCCTTGACCATTGTGGCTGCTCTTGCAACCACAGCTGCGGTCACCTACAACCTGGTGGGTAGATTTAAACACCAGGGTGAGATAGGGTCAAAACCGGAGCCCAAAGGAGAGGCGGAGTCGTACTGGAAACAAAGCGTTGATGTATTGACTCCTCTTGCTCCAGATGCAGCTAGATGCGCAACCTATGAAGCTCTTAAAGAGCGGATTAAGGCGAACACCTATCGCATTACTGTATCGTATGAGGGCGCCCAGAATCAGACCGGAGTTATGGTTGGTATTGGTGGCAATCGTTACTGTATTAACAAACATATTGTCTCTCGGGGCAAGATGCTTCATGTGAAACAGGTAAAAATGAGTGCTGGAAGTCAACCCATTTCTCTTGATGGGATTTCTGTGGTTTCTTTACCCAAGTATGACTTGGCGATTATTTGCCTTGATCATTTACCTCTTCGCAAATCGTTGTGGAATTATATTCCTGAAGACTTGCTTAGTACGGTGAAGGGTGAAGTCCTCTATCCGGAACTCGATCATTTCGAGGATTACGTTTTCAAATCTGCG